ATTGGTTCTTTGTATGATGGATGTAGGGCGGTCATGCACTCATCTGGACGGCGATTGGATGGCATCTCGCAGGCACTTGGCGGTCACTCTGCACCCGAATTGCACCCGAATCGATAGCCTATAAATGCGTGTGGAACATGGTTCCAATTTATCTATTGACATATTGGCATGGGTAAGCCTACCTTTGTATCTGTAATTCAGACGTGGGCACCGCCCAGCACCGAAAGGACGTACCGCATGGATAATCTATTCGCCACTTCCGCAGCATCCCAGACAGACATACTGACCGAAAAATACAGACCGCATCACATCGCGGAGTTTGTCGGACTAGACAAACCGCGCCGTATTGCAACCAAGATTGCATCCAATCCGCCGACAAAAGGCGGCCTCTTGTTTTTGGGTGAGCCGGGGATTGGTAAGACGACGCTTGCGCTTGCCATCGCCGCAGAGATGCCAGCGGAGTTACATCACGTAGCATCGCAGGATTGCAACGTTGACCGCTTGCGCCAAGTGGTTAGCAATTGCCACTACGTGCCCAGCATGGGATTCAAAAGGCACCTTGTATTGATCGATGAAGCCGATCAAATGACTGCCGCCGCGCAGCTCTACATGCTCTCAATCTTGGATAGCACCGCACCGCCGCCTGATACTCTCTTCATTCTCACCGCGAACAATACCGACAAATTGCATGACCGCTTACTCTCCCGTTGCATCCCTGTACAGTTTTCATCTCATGGTCAATCCACGCAAACCGCCGCGCTATTAGAGCGTGTCTGGGATGCAGAGGCACCGCGCACCGCCCAGCGTCCCAACTTCACTCGCATAGTAAAAGAAGCCTGTAACAACGTCCGCGCATCGCTCATGCAGCTACAAACCGAGTTACTTTTGTCCGAATAGTTCTTATAATCAGCACCAATTCAGGGGGATTTATGCACGATGTACTATCCGTAGGCATCACAATCGCAACCATCCTTGCCGCTGCATTTTTCAGCGCGCAATCAACCAACAATCTACGCACTGAGGTAATCGGCAAGCTAGATGCCATTCAGCGCGATCAGCGCGAGTTCTACGCGGAGCAAGCCCGCCACGATGTACGAATCAGCAACTTAGAACATCACAAATAAACCACTGTAAAAACCCTTGGGCACCGCCCAGCACCGAAAGGATTACAACGATGTCAAATGCTTATGAAGTAGTTACAAATAGACTCATCGCCAAACTAGAAACAGGCGTCATCCCGTGGCGTCAACCTTGGAAAAATACATCTCGCGGAGCACATCTCCCCTGCAACTTCGCCACTGGTCGCAGTTATCGCGGTATCAATACCGTGATGTTGCTTTGCAGCGGATTTCAGTCGAAACACTGGATGACGTACAAGCAAGCGCAGACACTCGGTGCGCAGGTTCGCAAGGGTGAGACGGGCACCCCTGTTGTCTTCTGGCAGTTTGGCGAAGAAGCGGATACGAAGAAAAAAACCGCGTGGTGCAAGTATTTTACTGCTTTCAACCTAGAACAGATTGACGGGATTCAACCCGAAATCCCTTTTGACGTTGCGCCGTTCGATGCCATCGCAGAGGCGCAAACCATAGTAGATGGCTATCTCGCCGCCGCGTCTCATCCACGCTTGACGCATGGCGGTTCTATCGCGTGTTACTCGCAGTCCACCGACACCGTACACATGCCCGATGGCGTGCAGTTCGCCAAACGCGAGTTGTACTATGACACCCTTTTTCACGAACTAGGGCATAGCACCGCTCACCCGTCACGCCTCAAGCGTGATCTATCCGGCAAGTTCGGCACTCCTGCTTATTCGCAAGAAGAATTGACCGCCGAATTTACCGCCGCGTTTCTTATGGCTGAATCCGGTATCAGCTCCGAACTTACAGAGGCACATAATGCGGCCTATCTCGCATCCTGGCTGCGTGTCCTCAAAGCTGATTCACGCATCGCTATCTTCGCCGCGCAACGGGCACAAAAGGCCGCAGACTACATCTGCGGTCGCACCGCCGCCCAGCTCGAAGAAGTGGCCGCCGACGCTGCGATGCAGGTGGCGGCATGATCGGCCAATTAGGACTATTCGCACCCCTGCCGCCATCCATCGAAGGAATCGACCCAGCTAAGGCGGTGGCGTCTTATAGTGCCGATGTCATCGCCATGAACAGCAAGGTTCGCAAACCTGTTTCGTGTGGCGGCGATCTGTGGGTGTCCGTTGGTAGTAGCGGCTCCGCAGCGCATCGCCTCGTCAAAATGTACCGCTTGGTTCAACTCGCTGACTTTGACGGCATGGTGACGCACTACAACGAAAAGACGGCTATCTGGCGCGATGGCGATAAGTATCCGGGTGACTATGCGCGAAACGATCCAAACGGCTTTTATCACGGCATGAAAGTAAGCAACGGTTCAAATACCTATGTCCTGTTTGGTCCTGAACAAACACTCGAAGTAAATGGAGTCGTGGAATTGCTCGATTCTGACAACGAAGATGAAGAAAATTACGAAGATGTGGAATGGAGTGAAGACGATGAGTAAGCCAACCAAAACACAGAAATTCAACCTCAACGTGGCAGAGGAGTTACTAGACCGTGCCGCCGCCGCACAAAAAGATTATTGGGATGCCCTCGCCGCGTTGGAGCGCGAAGTGGGCTTCGAGATTGATACCACCGACTTGGGCGATTTAGATGCTTACACCGTCCGCGACCTCTATAAGAAATTCGCATAACTCTAACCGCATGGGCACCGCCCAGCACCGAAAGGATCACCCGAAATGATGAATCTACCCTCTGACCTGTTCGCCGCCCACAACATCATTCGCCAGCTCGAAGCCAAGAATGAACAACTTGAAGTCCTCGCACGCATCGACCCTGTAACCCGCATCTGTAACCGCCGCGCCTTCGATGAGCAGTTGCTTTCTGCCTTCTCCCATTCACGACGCACGGCCACGTCTTTGTCGGTGGCCGTGCTCGACCTGGACAACTTCAAGCGCCGTAACGATACCCTCGGGCACATTGCCGGCGATCATTGTCTCGGTGCCTTCGCCGCCCAGCTCGTCGAACACTCCCGCGCTGGTGACACCGTGGCGCGGATCGGCGGCGAAGAGTTCGCCATTCTCATGCCGGATACCTGCGAAGAGGACGCCGCGCAGCTCTGCCGCCGCGTCGCGGAGAGGGTGCGGTATGGCTGCTGTGCTGGCGAACCGCTGACGTTCTCTGGTGGCGTGGCCTCGGTCGATAGCACCATGATGCACCCGTCCACGATGGTCGATTATGCCGATCGTGCTATGTACCTGGCTAAGCAGTCCGGCAAGGATAAAGTTTGCATCCACACTCCCACCTTTCACCGCGCCGTGGCCGATTCTGGCCTCTTCCAGCGCATCACGCGGTATCTTTCCCTCTAACCGCATGGGCGGCGCGTGAGCCGCCCCAAAAGGATCTCCAATGGCTAAATTCAAGATCAAAGTCCGTGTGGTCGCCGCGTGTGAGTACGAGGTTGAAATCGATCACGATACCGAGGCGAAGGCCGAGGATGAAGCAACCCGCATATGGCGCGACAAAATACCCAGCGATTTTCAGGTCGAAAAAGGCTACATCACCGATTGGGAAGTAGAGACTGAGCAACAGACGGCCATCTGTCCCGATTGCGGCATCGAGCACACCATTCCCACCGCCGACCGCAACCAGGCCGGTGCCGATAGCTGGCATGAAGACTATGAATATTGCAAGCCTTGCGGTGCGAAGATGGAAGCGGAGGATAAAGCCAATGGCCGATGATCTCACCACGCCGCCACCCGCGCCGCGTTCCTACCTCGGTGATGGTCTGTATGCCGAGTTCGACGGCTTCCAGATACGTCTCTGGTGCGACCGTGGCGATTCCATTCACGAAGTCTATTTAGAACCTGATGTTGTGGCCGAGTTCCTGCGCTACATTGAAAGACTGAAAGGTGGTCCCGTTGCAACCTGATTTCACACTCGCCCAGGCTAACGATCTGGCCCGATACTTTCTCGGGCCGGATTGGAAAGCTGTTTTCCTTCCGGGTGGACGTGCGCCGTTCATGCTTTGCTTGGAAACTAAGCCTTTAGGAGTTAGCTATCAGGATGCAAGCTGGCGCGACGTCTTCCGTTCTGCTGGCGTCCAGATGCCGCTGCGTTCGCAGTTCGTCGCCAATGGCACCAGCGTTATGTTTCGTGAAAAGGCCGTCTGCACCGCAGTCAGTAACAACATGGCGAAGCGGATCGCCGCCGCCCTCAACGATCACATCCCAGATCGCAGGGGAATATAATCACTCTCGCGTCCCCTCACGACATCGGCTGTTGAGGCCGAGGGGTAGCCAGTAGGTGTCCAGAACGCCCCTAGCGTCCGCGCTGGGGGCTTTCTGTTGTCTGCCACAGCTCAGGGTGTGCCTTGGCGTCTGCGATCGCCTCCTCGATGCCTTTCCGCCTCGCGTCGTCGCGCTCCCACTCCAGCTCGTCGCGCAGCTTGGGCGGCGTGGCCTTGGCAAAGTGCGCGGCCTCCCACCAGGTGAAGCCGTACCAGTCGGCCTCACCCTCCCATTGCATCCAGATCCCGCTCTCATAGATTGCCACCCGCACCCAGCCTTGGTAGTGATGCGTCGGGCCGTCCACGGTGGTGCGGAACTGCGCGACGCACTGTTCTCCAGTTGGCAATCGGCTAGGTTCGCGCATGGATCTCCGGCGGCTCGATCTTCGCCCAACAGATTACCCGGAATCCCGGAGCGCAGCCGTGGTACGTCCATCCGGGTGTTTCATAATCGTAGTGTCCGGTACCGTAACGATCCGCATATGGATTGTCCGTGCATATCCAGACGGTCTCAGTGGCTGGGCTGTTAAGTTCCATCTCTGGCATTTCACAATCATCTTCGGGCGTGTATTTAATCCAGTTCATCGAATGCTTACCTCTTCCAGCAACATCGGCAGATTGCATTTATTGCAGAATTGCATCTCCCGACACTCGGCCGCGGGGCGGTCTTCGATGGTTCCGCAACCGACGCACTTAAGCTTGAATGTAACTACCGCATTGGTTTTCTTCTTTTTCATCGAATAACTCCATCGTCTGTTTCTCAGCTCGTCGCCTTCGCTGCCGGCTTTCGATTCTATGTTTCAAGTCGTAGCGGTTATGGTGAAGCTGGCATCCGGCCAACAGGTTCTCGTCGCCGCAATCGCTCTCATCGTGGTTAAGGTGCGCCACGGTCAGCACCACGATAACGCCTGTAAACGGGTGACGGTGGCCGTGCCTGGCGGTGCAGCGTTCGCCGTCGTAGGTCAGAAACTCGCAGCGACTCTCCGCACGCTCAAAGCGGATACGATCACTGATCGCTGGCCAGTCCTTCGGATACTTCCTCTTGTTTTCTTTCAGAATCGGCATAGCGTTTTTTACCGGGGTTTTAGGCCAATCGGAAAGATGGTGCGACCTCCGTACTTTTCGGAGATAGCTTTCATTGCGGGATTAAGTGCGCTGGCCAGATCTTGGTCGGTGCCGTCGTAGCCCAGCGCCGCGCTCATGCCTGCGATAAATGTCAATTTCAAAGTGGCTTCCAGACCTTCATCTCGCTTACCTTTGATAGCCATCTTTCGCATCTGTTCAAATTCATCGTCGATATATTTGCGCGGGTCGCTCACTGGCTCAACCTCTCGCTGAAAAACTCGTGACATGCGCCGCAGTATCTCTCTCGCACGTCGTTGGGGTTGTAGCTCACCGCGCCGCACTTCGGACAGGTGAAGCTCGGCGGAAGGCTGGCTTTGTCTGTGAGTGGGCGTTCGCTCTGCGGAAAGTGAGAGCGGTAGATCTCCGCAAACTGCTGGGCCGTGGCGTGCGTGCGGTCAATGATCGTCTTATTAGTGGGCTTCGTCGCCTCGGCCAACCGATCGGCCATCTCTGGATTGACGGCGCGAATCATATCCTGCGCCTCTTTGTAAAAGACCCCTTGGCACTCATCCTTGAAGCAATAGGCAAACCGCGCCGTCGCCCAGCCGGTCTCCTGCGTGAGTGGATCTCCGCAGTGGCCGCAAACAATAAGTCTGATGATATTGGCCTTCCTCCAGAGAAGAAGCGCGAGATTCACCGCCTGGTCTGGGGAGAAAACAATATGCCCGCAGCCCTCGGCGTCGGGTTGTAGGTCTGGATGATTGATGACCACGTTCTGGCCATCTTCCGTTAGCGCGACGATCAAACATCCAGCGGCGGGTTTCTCCAGGTCTGCCATCAGTACTCCTGCTCGTCCAGTGTTAGGTCGCGGATCTCCGACGCGGCGGTTTTCAAGTCATCCGCTGCCCCTTCTCCCGCAATAAGGAATTCTCCGGTTCGTACTTCGCTATTTACAAAGTCGCGTATCTCCTGCGCCTTTGTCTCGCAAAAGGCCGCAGCCTCTTCCATCAATTCATTCACTTTTATTCCATCAGCCGACATCAGAATCTCCTTTCAATTTTCGTGTGTTATCTTCGCCCGTTCGTCCCATGCGATCGCGCTCGAACTCCTCCCGCGATTCGCCCTCTAAAACCTGCCGAATCGGTGCGGCCAGGTCCACGCGCAGCATCAGGTGAGCGCGTGTGTCATTGCTTCGTGCCGACCATAGACCGTTGCCCTGGCAGTCGATCAGCTTGCCGTCAATCTGTCCGGCCTCGATCGCGGCGGCCAGCTCCCGCAGCCCAGCGGCCAGATTGCGGTCGAGCTTCGCCTGGATCTCGTCGGGTGTAAAAATGACAATTGCTTTATCTTCCCGTCGGTTTTGAGGGTCTATCAGGCCAAGCATCTCCTCTGCTTTTTGCAGTGTGACGATGGCCAATTCCCCGGCCATTGTCAGCTCGCATCTTAGGTTGATTGCATATTGGTTAGAGACTGCATAGGTCTCTTCGCCGCCCGCCCAGGCTTCCGCCATCAACTCGTAGGTTGAGGGGCGCAACGGCACATGCGGCTCGATGTTTTTAACTACATCCCGAGCTGCTTCCATCTTCTGTTCAAACGTAAACTCTCTCATCCGCTCTACCTCAACCAAAGACATTCATATTGCGGGTTCTGATAAAAGCGTCCGTCAATCGACGCCACAATCGTACCGTCTGCCAGCGACTTGCCTATGCTCCAGATCCATTGCTCGGTCGCCGCGTCGCAGTAGTCGACATCCATCTGGCAGCTATCCAACTCAAACAGGCCGCCTCCAATCGGGCGGCCTATCGCGTTCACGTCCAGGCATTCGCCCAGATTCAGCTTTTCGTGCATTCGCAGATTCTTCATCGTTTCACCATCGCGTCGTCTTCGGTGGGATTGCCGTGCAGTGTCCAGCCTCCACTTTCCAGGTTGACGTACCATACTCGCCCTTGTCGGTCGACCCCGTAGACCGTCCTGCCGGTGTAGCACAGCGACGCTATGGGTACGCGTCCGCCTCGGGGTTTAACAAGTCGGAATACGACGATTCTGTAGATGAGTGCGCCGGCCAAACCGCCCAGCACACCGTAAAGGATGGGTTCTATCACTTCTCAACCTCCACGTCGTCGCCGGTGGCCTCGCCGTCTTCCATAATGACGCTCACCTTCCCGCCTGTCTCTACGCGCTCGATCCACACCTGAAAGTCCTGCTCTTTGGCCGCGTCGCCGATGAGCTGCAGGCTGTCCTCGTCAAGCAAGCTGCCGTCGCTGATGCGCAGCACGCGTAGCTTCGGGTTAGCGGCCATCCCCAGCGCCATACTGACGCGGATCTGCTCGGCGTTCGATGCCTGGCTAAGCGGCAAACCGTTGTAGACCACTTCGCCGTTGCCGATGGAAAGCTTCTCGATAGGCATCTTCGCCCGCGCGATCGCCTTCTCGCGCTCGATGTCGCGCTCCTTCATCCGCTTGTCGATCGCCTTCCAGTTCTCGTCTTCGGCGTCGAGATCCTTCTCAAGCTGGCGATAGTTCGCCGCCCGCTGGATGGCCGTGTTGGTTTCGTTGGCGCGGGTCAGCTCTGCTGCAACCTCGGCGGTGTCGATCTCCTTGCCGATTTTGACTTTGGAAGCCAGCGCCAGGGCCTCGGCACCGCCGCGCACGCACTCCTCGGCCTCCTTGTCCAGCAGGTCGGCCTGCCGGCGCAGCTCGGCGGCCTGGGTGCGCCGCTGGGTGGCTTGGGAGGCATGGGTCGCCGCATCCTCTTCCAACCGCGTCTTGCGCGCCTTCTCTGCCGCAATCTCGGTGTTGTGCGTGGCCGCGTTTTGCAGCTTCAACGTGATCGCGGCGGTGTCGATCGGCTTCTCCGGCAGCGCCGCGTCCGGCACGGCCATCGCAGCAATCCGGCTCTTCAACGAATCCACCACGCGCCCAGCCTCGCGCCGTGCGTCGTAATCGACCTTCTGCGTGGCGTCGAGCGCATCGATGTCAATATCGAAGTGGACCAGGCCGCGCAGCTCCTCCAGCTGGTCATCGTCCTTCATCCGCATGAACTCCATCGGATCAAAGCTAATCTTGCCCAGCAGCTTGTCGAGCAACACCTGGGGGCTGGGGAAGGCCTCGCCGCGCTTGCCGGTGACAACCAGCTTGCTCATGTAGGTGTGGCCCTTCTCGCTCTTCTCCTCGTCAACGTGGGTGAAGAAGCGCGTCACCACAAAGTCGCCGATATCGATCTTGACGCTTCCGGTGCGCTGGCCCTTGCGGATGGGATAGCGCGGCACCGTCGAGGTTCCCGTCAGTCCCCAGCTAATCGCATCCAGAACGGAGCTTTTGCCCTGGCCGTTTTTGCCGGCCACAACAACCACGTTTCCTTTTGGCTTGAGATGCGCGACGCGCACCCGCTTAATGTTCTCGATGCGCATCTCGATGATGTGCATATCATTGCTGCTGGCTTCAACAATCGCGTCAACCTGCGCGTGCCGTTCTTCCTTCGGTATCCGTGCCATTTTCCCTCTCCCGATACTGCCTTATATACGTACCAAGACAATATAGGGAAAGTGGATGCAGTGCAAGCCGGATTAGTAAACCGTACACATGCCGTCATAGGTCATCGACGCGGTGGCCGTGTGGGTGACGGTGATCTGGTTGGTGGTCTTGGCGCTGATGTAAGTGGTGGCAATGTTGGTTGCGGCGGCGGCGTTGGTCGCGCCGAAGCTGCAATGCCCTGATGAGGTCATGCCCGAGACCGTCACCGTGTCGCTGGCCGCCGCCGTGGTGGTGAGGCTCCAGGGGCGAACGATGATGCTGTGACCCGAGTTCTGGAAGTCGCCGGTGGTGTCGGCGGTCGGCGGTCCTACTGCTGTGCCGGCTTGTCCGGTGTCTTTACATCCTCCATTGTTGGCTAGTGCGATGGTGATGTTGGCGCAAATCAACGATGGGACGGTGTAACCTCCAGGCGCTGCGGTCCTGTAGACGTTTATGAACTGCGCGCCGTATCCAGGTGTGATATTCAGCGCATTGAAGTTGGTCGCGCTCAGCGTCGCATTGCCGGTGTTGGTGGTGATGGAAGCTGTGGGCAGTCCCTCCCCCAGCTGCGTTACGCTCGTCGCCTGGTAACTGTAGGTGGAAGATCCCGGAGTACCCCCCACAAAAACGCCATTGCCACCTGGCACCTTGGCCCCCGCATAGATAAGTGCGGTGTCATTTTCCTTCGACGATATGGCCGCCGAATTGTCAAACAAACCGCCACTGCCGAACACTGCATATGCTCCCATCGGTACGTTGTTTAGTTCGCTGTTGGCGCTGGTCATGGCAACCGGCGTCCCGCCATGTGCCTCTGTACCTGTAGAGAGGATGGGGCTATGGATGCTGCTGATGCCGTAGAGATTTGTAAAGTTGAAGGTCTGAGTCGGATAGGTGTAGGACATAATGCCGGTGTTGATCTGAAATATGTTGATGGGGAGATTGCTGTTGCATCCGCCCTGCGCGGAGATCGGACACCCGATGTTGAAGAGCGGCGAGCCGTCGATCGGCGCGAACTGATCGGTGATGAGTGTTCCTGTAACCCCAGCGACGTTGAGGAATTTAGGCGCGCTTAGTCTTCCGCCATCGCCGATGTAGTGATTCATCAGGTTGTTGTTCTGCCAAGAAAATAGCGCATAATTTCCGCTGGCTCCGTCGCCTTCTGTGCTGACAGAAATGCCGCCCGTTCCCACAAGTGGAATCTGCGTATTGATCTGGTCATTCAGCGTAAACGTGTATCCGCGAAATGCAGGGTTGGGCGGGTTCTCAACCGTATCTCCCGCGTTCCATGCGACGGTGTTGGGTTCGAGCGTGCAGCCTGCGGATGTGCATGGACCTTTCAGCTCTGCGCCTGGAATCAGGTAAAAGTTGAATGTCAGTGATGGGAAGGAAAGCAGACAGCTCGATGATGTGCCGCTCGGGCCGCTCTGTGTCCACTGGAGCTGTTGACTGCCGATCGCAGTGATATTCCCCGTCGTTCCGTTGAATGCGCTATTAGTGCAGCTCGAGACAACCGCGCTGCTGAGCCCGTTGTATTGCAGCGGATTGTTTGCTCCATAGGTCGCTGTAACCGTAGTCCCGCTGATGGTCAGATTGAGCAACGGCACGTTGGCCGTTACCGCCGAATAGTAATTCGGAATCGGCTTGCTGTTGTTGGTTGGATTTCCGTTCCCTCCGGTCTGAAAGAACCGTCCTACCAGGTGCGTCGTGTCGGGTGCGCCCAGCACGATATACGGTGCTGCCCAGCCATTCAGATAATCGCGCTGGGGAAGGTAGTAGTCGCCGCATGGCCCTCCCTGCCAAAGCGACGTTCCCACCTGACCGTTGGGGAAGAAGTGATTGAAGGTAACGCTCTGCGTGCCTCCTGAGAGTGTTCCAACCGCTGTAATCTGCACCGATTCGTACATCTCTTCACCGTCCAGGCAAGCTTGCCCGGTGGTGAATCCTCCGGCGTTCGTTCCGCCCAGCACGGTAAAGTTCACAGTGTCCGATTGCGGCGTCTGGTTGCCAGGGTTCGCCAGCGGCGGGATTGCAGCTTGCGCCTGCGCCCAAGCCGTCGATTCGGTGAAGGTCACTCCTGTAACCGGCGTAGACCAAGCCGCCAGTCCGGAGAATTGCGCCGCCGTCCCTGTCACTGTCCCCACTCCGACCAGGTGCGTTGTATCCAGCATCGTGCCGCCGATCGCGTACTGTGTTCTCCCTGTCGAGAAAGTGGTCTTGAGTAATAACGTTCCGTGGGAGCTGCCGGATACGGGTGTGCCATGAAACCATGTCGCGTTTTGCAACCGCTGAATGCCGCCTCCGGTGCATCCCTCATCCGCGCTCGCGATCGCGCCTCCGTCGCAGTGATTGTAAAAATAGAAATTCTGGGAGTCGCCGATCGAATATTTGGAAAACTGACCGCCCAACATCTGCCCGATGCCAGGCGTCGAATCGTTCATCGTCATGCTGATACCAGACTGCAATGACCAAGCCGGACCGCTGAATCCTGGGTACGGCGAACCATAGTCCCAGCCGGGCCCGTTGAAGGTGAGATAAAGAGAATGTGCGGTCTGTTTCTGGCTGAAGTCCGGTGCCTGGGTGAGCGCATCCCACGTCCCAAAAATCTGATGGCCGCCTGAGAACGGCTGTCCTGTGGGGTTGAATCCTCCCGCTCCGTTCACGATTGGATCGTAATAGAAATCTCCCTGGCTGCCGTTGCGGTAGTCCTGTACGTGGGTATTGGCGACGGTAGTAAATGTCGCATAGGCGTTCTCCGTGGATGTGCTGGTTGCCGGAAACATCGGCGTACATGCACCCGACGCGCATACGCTGCTCATCAGGTTAGCCAGGCCGTTGTTGCCGCCTCCCGTCTCGGCGGTGTCGGTGTTGTAGCTTCCGTTCGCAAGCAACGTGCTTAGGCCGTGGCTGGTGGGATTGAACATGAACGATCCGTCTGCGTTGAACGCTGTCGCTCCGGTTCCGGCAAACTGCACGGCAAAGGCCGGGGATGCTGGCGGGCTTCCGCCGCCTGCCGCTTTCACCCATCCACTCGCTGAGCAGTTGTACTGTGCATTCGCGCTCAGATCGGTGTAGGGCTGCCCATAGTTTGCAGGCGTGCATGGGGCTGTCGGCGCGCCATTCGCCGTCGCCATCGGCCAATTGATGCCCGTATTGGGGTTGGTCTTTTGCGCTACGGCGCTAGAAGCTGAAACGATAATTAGCGATGTGAGAATCCCCAACCTGCGGTACATAGTCAGCCTCATAGATAATTTTGTTTCCTACCAGATGAAATCCAATGCCTGCGGTAAGCCGGGTGCCGTCCTTGAAAAAATTCAGGCTGTTTTGCGGGTTGGGCACCTGCGGCAGAAAGAAGATCGCCGTCGTGCCGTCGATCGCTGGCGTGGGCACAACGTCATCGGCAAAGTAGGTTGGTCCCGTCGGCGTCACCGGCGGAGGATTGTAGGGCGGCGCGGCGCTCAGATCAATTGTTCCGCTTCCGACGAACTGATACCTCGCGCACTGCAGGATATTGCCGTCGCCGTCGAGAAGTGTGATGGCGTAGAAGGTTCCCCCTGGTGTGATGACATCGTTACCCCATAGCGGGGTGCTTACGCCGCTGCCATCGTCGTAAAAATCTTCAGGGCCGACGCGCACCAGGTTCGAGGTTCCAACGATGCAGGGCAGTGTCAGCCCGAACCCTGTCAATGCGATGCGCAGCACTGCGGGGCTTGCCGTGCTTCCGGCCGCGACACCGGCGATATCCTGCAGCGTGGCGGTCAACGTGATCTGGGGAGTGATAGATGTGGGCATGGGGGAGGGTTATTCAAAAAACATCATAAGTCCCATCGTCGTGTTGCTTGGGTGATTTTCTTTGTCGCCGGCGATGTTGTCCTTGAACCATTGCCGCATCGGCCTGTTGAGAAATAACCAGTAGAAGCATGGGCGTTCCTTTTCGCACAAGCTGTCTTCAAGAGTTCGCCCTTCGCTGAAGTCTGAGCTATGGCCAAAATAGATATCGTCAACGTCATGCAGCAGTTTCTGGTAGGCGCGGCTTGACGTGTCGATGCGTATGGGATCGATCGGCTCGTTAGCGCGCGTCTCGTCTGCGCTCTCGATCACGTCCATCCATTCGCCCCATCCCGCGCGTACGCGGTTGCGCAGGCAGTAACAGATGGCCTTCATCTGCTCAAGGCTCCCCCGCGGCCCCGCCTCCTGTACGGCATAGCGCACCAGCATCACGCGGTCCACGTCTTTCTGTGTCATGCCAAATGCACCTTTTTTTTCTGACTGTCACGAATAAATTCACTCATAAGAAACGCCTGGTGGCTCTCCCATCCCGCATCGAACCCCGCGCAAAACGTATTCTTGGCAGCCTGCACCTGTTCGCTGTTAAGGCCTCCCTTGGCGAACCTCGGTGCGCACTGTGTCATCCATAGCTTCTCGCGCTGGTCGTCTCTTGCCGCTTCCGATCGCGCCTGAGTCCGTCTCTCTTCTTCGTCGAATGTCGACATCAGCTCACCAACTTTTTCAATGCGTTTCGATCTGCGCGTAACTGCTTCAAATGCTTTTTGTTTGTCTCCATCGCCTTAACGCTGTAAGTGTTTCCATCAGCACCGTTGACGGATTCGACCATTCGACGCTCGCAAAAATCAAGCCATTCGATGGTTCGTTCAATTAATGACTTCTTTTTCATCAGTTCACCGTCTCTCCGTTGCGCTGCATATAGAGCTGCTGCAGATACCACTGCGCAGCTGGCCCGGTGCCCACCGGAAACGCCTTATTAGCCTCTTCCTCGGTAATCACCCGCGCTCGCACCATCGTCAGCAGCGCGGTGCGCCATCCTACATACTTTGCCGACGTGGGTACGCCGAACTCGTCGAAGCCCATAATCATCCACTCGGTGCCCAGCGGGGCCTGCAGGGTGCCCACTCTCAGGAACTCCGGAACCTCGGCCTCATATGCCTCTCGCTCTAGCAGCATCTCGGTCGCGGTCTGGATCATGTCGCCAGCCAGGTGAAAGCTCTTGTCGGCCTCGGCGTTGTGTTTCGCCCTACGTAGCCGCTTGGCCTTCACCAGCTCACCCTCGGCCGCTTCCTTCATCCCTGCAGCCTTCACCTGTGCATAGTCGTGCTGCATGGCGGTCTGACCGTTCCACATCGGGTTACGGATCACCAGCGCCAGCAGGCCGCTCTTTCCGGTGGCGCTCATCTTCACAATGCGGTCGTCTTTCAGCAGTATGCGATCTCTGCGTCCCAGCGACTCACACAGGCGCTCGTGAAACTGCCAGGGACTCAACACCTCGCCGCGTCGCATCTCTTCGTTCTCGCGGCCTTCCCATCGTTCCTGTCCCTTCCACTTGTTGCGCTCTTGCTCTGCCGCCAGCAGCTCGTGCATCCGCCAGCGCATCTCCAGCTCGGCCTCGGGTGTCTTCGCGTCTTCGATCTCCATCTGCATCCGCTCCATCGCCTCCTGCACGCGCGGATGCCGCCCCAGCTCGTTCATCTGCCGGGTCGCCTGCTCTTCCCTGTGCCAGTCGGCGAAGCTCGGCGCAGCTCCCACCGCGACGCCATCGATGCCCATGCCCAGCGCAAGACCCAAACCGTCCAGCGCCCTCTCGTCACTCGCGCGGGTGTCGGCCACGTAGCGTCCACCGTCAATCTCCTCGGCTGCCTTGCGGATCTCCGCCTCGGCCGGGTGCGCCTTCGGTGCGCTCTGGTGTCGACGTGCGATGTGAACGGCTGCGCTCTGCGGTTTGTGGCTCATAGTTGATCCCAATCCTCGGCCAGCATGTCCTCTTGTGAAGGGGTCCACGTCACTACTGTTCCCCGCATGGTCTTAATGGCGATGTAAGGCTGATACGGCACTAAGCCTTCCGTGCCCCACTCAGCCCTCGCTATGGCGGTACGCGCGGGATATTGACCTTCTGGCACGTAATACAAAAACATTCCTGTACCATCCCACAGCTTTCGCCTTACTCGTCTTCCGATCTTCAGTGCTTCGATCGCATCTCCAAAATTCATTGTGCCGGCTCCTCTTTCTTTTCTTCCTGCGTTGGTTGGTTCTCCTGAATGATCGCAGACGAGATCAGCCCCGCCGCCACTTTCGGCGTTACATTGTTGCGCACGGCGTAGTCGACCAACTGACCGATGCGCGGATTCGTCGCGGCCTGCTGCAGCACCCACCGCTCGGCCTTCGCGCCGGCATACGATCCTGCCACCGCTCCCTCCCATCCTCCCAGCTGGTGGCCGATGAAGGCTCCCGCCGCGCCTCCCACCTTGCCGTGCAGGATATTGTGCATGATGCTCATGCTCATCCCCTTCAGGCCTTCCGCTGCCTTGGGTGTATTCAACAGGTCGGCCATGCGGGTCATGTTCTCCATGCCGTCCTTGCCGATCACGCTCTCGATGCGGTCTGCCCCATACTGGTTGATAAGTCGGTTCAAACCGTTCTGCAACCGCACTCCGCTCAGCACGCGGCCACCGGCAACCTCGGACGCATAGCGTTCATTGACGTTGGCAGCATGTTCCACCGCGCTGTGCAGGCCATCGAGTACCATCGACTTCGACCACAGCCGCGACGCCTGGGCGCGCTCGTCGTGCGTGATTCCGTCAGAGCTGTCGATCATGTCTCGAATCTTGCCCTCCAGCTCGTACTGCTTGGTGAAGTCGCCGCGCTTGCCGGCTGCTGCTCGCTCGCGGTTGATCCGGCCAAACTCACCGTCTGAAACCTCATCGAGCTTTTGATAGATCGGGCGAGCTGCGTTCTGTAGCTGGTCTGCTGCGCCTCCGAAGGTGCCGACATCCTGCGCCGCGCGCGCCGCCTGCAATGGTCTGAAGTTGGGCAACGTCCGCTGATAGGTGTGGTACATATCCAGCTGCTCCTGCAGGCTGTCCCGTGCCTCCGTCTGCGCCCTGAGCTGCGCGGGGGTTGTATCGGGATCGGGATTGTCGATCAGGTCATTGAGACGGGTCAGATGGGTCTGCGCGGTTTCGGGATCTGCCGCGACGAGATCTCCAGCTCCGGTTACGCTCGTGCTTCCCGCTTCCTGCCCTGGCTTAAGGCTGGTGAGGTACTGAAACACCGGCTCTTTGTGTGTGGGGCCTTGGAACGGTTCAGAATCGTTTACCGGAGGCAACGGTTCCTGGTCGCCGTACTTGAAAGCTCCCTCGTTGTATGGCTCGACATTGGGCGTCGTGCCCGATCCCTTTCCGGCAACGAACTGTGTGTCGATCTGCTTTTTGCGCGGCTCATTCCCTCCTGCCACGCTCTCTTCATTCGCTCCGGTGCCTTCGATGGTGAAGGGATACGGACGCGCACCCTCTGGCGCTCCCAGCAGCCTTGCGGGGTCCGTGATCTGTCCTGGGATGACGCGGCCCTGGTTGGCCTCTTCGAGCGCGTCGTGGGTCGCGCGCTGCGCGATATTGCGGAAGACACGCGGAGCTGCAGCCTGTTGCTCTGCCGCCAGCTTCGGGACTTCGTTAATCGTCACGCTTCCCTTCGGCCCTGTGCCTGGTCGCTGCGAAGAAAGCGTTTTTATCTTCTCTCCCGCGATATCCTCAATTGCCGGCGCAGCGCGTTCCACCAAACCCTTCGCGGTCTGCAATCCGCCCTCGAGCAAACCGCCTGTTCCGGCTCCCATCTCCGCCGCTTCGGTCGCGGCCTCGGTGTTGCCGCCTGTATGTACGTACGTCTGCGCTCCGGTCTCTGCTCCGGTTTTCACCGCCGCATGGACTGCGCGAGCGCCGATCGCCGCGAGCTTCGCAATCTTGGGGTTGTTCTCCAGAAACTTCGCCGCCCGCACCTGTTGCGCCAGCTTGTCGGCTGAGCTTAGGACCCTGCCGCCCTCTGCGGCCGCGTCCTCGACTCCCAACGGGCTAAGCAGCTCGCCGGCCATCTCGCCCACGCCACCGAGGTTTTGCCAGATTCCATTCTCCTGTCCGTGCTTGGTGAGCCAGTCCGAGGCCTCGGTCAGATGTGCATTCGCTTTCTGCGTGGTCGGCCCTCGGTAACCGCCCTTTACGGCCTCCATCGCGTCCGCGTCGTTCGCCTGGGGGTTGGCCTGCTTGTACTCCTGCACGTCGCTGGGGCTGGCTCCATTGCCTGTATAGGCATGGACGATATGCATCAACCCTCCCAGGCCTGCCGCCGCACTCTTGGCGAACCCGACTGGAATATCGACGTTCGGATCTCCAGTGCCCTCGGAGATCGCGCCGGCCAAGTTCTTAACCTTCCCCCATATTGAGGTATCAGCGGGCGGGGTGGCTGCTGGCGTCGTCGGCGCACTGCCGGCAGCGGTTCCGATGCCTGCCAACGGATCGCCGCTAGCAGCTGGCGGTGGCGCACCTACCGACGTGCCGATCCCCGCGAGCGGGTCTGCCGCCGCGTTCACTGACGCACCACCAGGCCGGGAATGTTCTTCGGCACTTGGTTAGTTGGAACGTCTTTCCATGTGGGAGATCCAGGTGCCCAGATGCGGCTCATGCCTGCAGCTGGTGCTGCCGTTCCTGCTGGAATCGCTGGAGGCTGGTTCGCGTGAGATGGACCGCCCTGCTCTTCAACTAGTCGTGCTCGGTAGCTGGGATCGAGCGCCGCTCTTGCTTCCTTCGCCTTCTGGTCGATGCCGGGCATGGGTGCTTCGTAGGAGCTGCTGGGTGCCGCGTTCTTCCATTGCTGTTCGAAGCTGTCGAACTTATCCGACATGGACTTTGCCTGTGTGTTGATGCCGGCGTCCCGGTTTCCGGGGAGCGTTGCAGTCAGAGTGCCCTTGATGGCCGCGATCGCTGGAATGGTATTGGTGCCGTAGAAAGTTGCCAGCTCCGTTGATAGCGTGTCGGCTTTATTCATATATGCGTTGTAGGCAGGAGTTCCGTAGATATGGCTCGCGGGTGTGTTCAACGCTTTCAATTCCTGCATGTGCTTAAGCGCCGTGGCTCCGGCATTCAAGGCCGATCCCGCAGTGTGCGGCTTCGTGCTCGTGAACTCCTTATAAACGGATGGATACGCGGCGGCTTTGGAGCCGTCGAAATCCGGATATTTCTGCGTCACTGCCGCCAGTAGCTCCGGATTGCGCGAAAGCATATAGGCCATTCGTTCGGGAGCTATTTTTCCGGTCCCGATCGAATCGACCAGCGGCGATGAACCTGCCGGTCCTGTCCCGCTCAGTGCCCGGTCCTTTGCCGCTGTCGCTTCGCTTGCGTCGGCCCGCGCATTGTTGGCCCGAATTTCGCTGGGCGTCTTCGCTGCGGTCGCTCTTGCTGATCCCGCTTCGGCGTTATTTTTTGCGATCTCACTTGGTGCTTTGGTCGCGTTGGCTTTTGCCTCCTCTGTCGCCGCCTGTTTCTGCGCAAGGTTTGCCTGGTCAAGCTTGAACTTCTGCGCGGCGGTGCCGGCTGCGGTCTCGTAGTCATCTACTTCGCCGGCGGTCAGAGGTTCACTGCTTTTGTGCTCGACATACTGGCCCGTCGTGCTGTCGAAGGTATGGAAGACAGTCCCTGCCGGCTCGATCGTCTTACGGTATCCATCCGGCATCTTGAACACGCGGATTCCCGCTGCTGTGCCGTCCGGATTGTAGTGGGGAAGGACCTCGATCAGATGATTTTGAATCATGTTCTTCATCACCTCCGGGTCTGCATGAAGGATCTTGCCGATGTCGTTCGGATCGGCGGCGGTGCCTAGCAACGTCGCTCCGTCCACCTTCATCAGCCTGTCTTCCTGCCCCTGGGCGAACGCGATATCATGCTGGGTCGCCTCGTGCTTCATGGCGGTCAGATGCCACGCCTGCTCTGCGGTGTCCATGCGCAGCTTCTGATAGTTGGCGTTCGCAAGGATCTGCCTCTGCAGCGCGGGTGTCTGCGCAGCTGCATCTTTCGCCTGCTGCTGTCCCTGGTCGAACCCGGCCGCCGCTGCAGCTCCGGGGTTACGTCCCTTTCCCGCTGCGAATCCCTTGGCCGCTCCACCTATCAGTCCTGCGCCGATCCGCACCCACTGCTGGCCACGGCTCATCGTCTGCTGCTTCACATACTGGTTGCCCTCGGCGTCCGTGCCCATCTCCGGCTTGGTCTTACCTACCAGCGCATCGGCGATCGAATCCACCACTCCCAGAATCCCCGGTGGCTTCTGCGATGTCACAACTACCGGCTGCGTTGGAGCTGGCGGTGTTGGAGTTGCTGGAGTGGCCGTGGAACCCGGTGCAGGGCTTGCGGGCGTCGCCGCTGGCGGCGTGGCGGGAGATTGGGAAGGCTGCGAGCTGCTGGGCGGCTGTGAGGCCACTGGTGCCGATTGTGATGGTGGCGTTGCCGCCGCGTCCCATCCGCTGGTTCCGGCCGCTGCCTCCATCTGGCCCGCTGCCTGTACTCCCGATGTCGTTCCGTCCATGGTCTCTCCCTATCCCCACTTGTTGATGCTTGCGCCTGACGCCATGCCTGCGGCACTTCCAACCGCTCCAATCGTCGCATTGAGCCAACTGTCGTCTTCGCTGGCGATCTGGCCGGCCGTGGTCGAGGCCGCCGATCCTGAACTGGTCTCGTTCGCTTGGTAGCCCAGCGGGTTCTCGCCGGCGGCGATCGATTCCAGTCCCTGGCCTGCGTTCTCCCATTCGTTGTATCCCTGCGAGTAGTCGGCCGCTTCGATCTGGCTCTCCTGCCGCGATTCCTCCTGGGCGGCGCTGGTTGCGATATTGGATTGAATCGCGGAATCAGCTCCGGTCGGCAGCGGATTCGTACCGCCTCCCCTGGCTGCGGTCGTCTCGCCCACCGCACGCGCTGCGTTGCCGTAGTTTTCGGCGGTCCCTTCTTCGGCCTGTGATTGCAGGTCTGCGTTCTCTTCGTCGCTGAAGCCCTTTTGTCCGGGACCTTTCGCGAAGATCGATTGAAATTGTGTAACCATCGGCCCAAAGATAGCCTGCTGATTGGCGTACTGCTGCTTCGTCAAATCGGCGGCCTGTTGGTAGGCTGCGATCTGCTCGTCGCCAAGCTCGGTTTGTTGCATCGTGGGACCCGACATCGGCGTCTCCTATTTCTTCTTCATCATCATGGAATAGCCTGCATGGTCGCCGATGGCGTCGTGTCCCTTGGCTTCGCGCTTGCCGCCTCTGCCTGCGTGGTCTTTGTGCTTCGCGGCACTCTTCACATTCTGCGCAAAAATCGCTTCTTTCTTCCTGACGCCGCCCGCCTTCTTACCTGCCGCGATTTTCTTCTCGGTGGCCTTTCCGAACTTACCGAGAGTCCCTTTGCGCTTCATCTTCGCTGTTGCTTTTTGAATCCAATTACCTGCCATCGTGCCTCCTCTATGAAGCCTGTTTCGCCTGGGACTCGGTGCCCTTCAGCGTGTAGATCTCCCGTATGCCATCCTTCACAAAACCAAGCCTCTTTTCCGTGAACAGAATCAGGTCCTCGTTCTTACTCACGAAATACAAGGCTTTGAAACCGTTCATGGGCAACGCCTTTTTCAGCCACGCAAAACCCACTTCCAGCCCTCTCACTACTCTCGCCTTCGAGACGAGGCCGCATTCCCGATCGAACTGCAGCGTGATTTCTATCTCATTGCCCATGTGCCGAATCGACTTCACGAAAAACAAAATTCCGATCGCGTCTTCGAGCACATAGCTGTTCGTCTGACTATTCTGTTCGATCCAGAAATCCGGGTACTGCAACTCCCATTTATGATCGGGGTCCATCATGTTCCATTGCCGCGCCAGAGGCTGATCTCGCGGGGTAGCCGGGCGAAATGTGTAACCGTCGAACTGATACACCGGAAGATTTGCCACTGTCGTACCTCGTGCCACTACTTCGTGCTTGCTACCTGCTCTTCGCGCTCGTCGTGCTGTCTCGCGAAGATGCCCCAATCCAGTAATTCATCTGCAACCGTCTGCGTACCATAGTCGAACTTCGTCAATAAAGAATCGCTCAGCGTATTGATCCCGCTCTGCTTGAGCACGTATCGATCGCTGTAGACGCTCTCGCTGCGCGGCGTCCGCGCCGGGTCGTTGCTCTTGTCGTCGAGCTTCAGTGCGCGGTATGGCCGCTTCTTGCTGGGTTGGATCTCGCCCAGCAAAACGCTCACAACCGGACGTTTACCAACCGCTGCGGACTTCGTGCTGATATGCACCGTTTCGGCCCATTGTCCGGTCGAGCAAAGCAGATTCACGCCTTTGGCATCCCAGCTCGGATATCCCGTTCCGTTGTCGCTGCACTCCCCACCGCTGTCGTCGCGGCAAAGGATGGGTCCGGGTGTTCCTGCAGGCGGCCCGATCAGCAACTGCGTGAGGCCCGGCGCGGTCTCGATTGCCTGAACTGCGCTCGTGCCTCCGACGATCGCGCGGCGCGGGTGCCACATCAGGCCGCTCTCGGGTGGCGACACTGCGGACATGCGGAACCATCCCACCGCACCATCGGCCACATACAACGCATTCTCTTCCGTGCTCTGGTCGTTCCAGCTTAGAAACGCTGTCGTGGAGCTGTAGAGCGATTGATTGATTCCGCCCGTCGTCACCTTGCGGAACTGATCTCCGATCGGGAAACCGATCTCTTCATATCCGGTGTTGGGGTTGAACGGATATTGGATGGCGATCGAGCTGAGCTTTAAATTCACCTCAAGCACATACATCGTCGTGCCCTGGACGCATACGCAGTTGTAGCCGGCCACATTCACGTTGTTGTAGTAGCTCGTCGCGTAGAAAGAATCGCCGGGAGTACCGCTGCCCAGAATGATCTGAATCCCTGAGCTGGTGTATACGATCAGGCCGCCGTCCTGCACCGTCACCGGCACAATGTCATAGACCATCCCCAGAAAGGGAAGGTAGTTCAGAGGAGGCTGTGTAGTATTGCCGTTGGCCGCGAGCGTGTCCGGCCCTCCCGAGTAGCGCACCAGATTACCGTCTGCCCACCACATCCGCTGAAACGCATAGCACATTGGAAGGCTGGTAGGTGTCGGCGGATTGTTTGTTCCGTTGATGGGTGCCGGAATCAGCGGATTCAGTGCAGCAAGCCCAAGATTCGACGTATCGGCTATGCCTGCCTCACCGTAGCTGAAGGAGTTCGTTAACCCGTCTGCCGGAATCTGGTCCTCCAAAACCAATGTAGGCTCGCCCTGCGCCGTTCGCCAGATCCACACCTGGTCGGTCTGTGTATCCGAGAACATTCCCGGCGATGTCGCCGCGACCATGAGCGTTGGATCAAGCACTGCTGGAGTCGTACCCAGGATGCCTCCATAGACGATCGCAAGCGGAGCTGCGGTGCTCAAGCTGCCGTCCACCCCATGCAGGCTATAGGAATACTGCAGCGTCTTGTACGTCAGCGCCACGCCCGACCCTCCGGTCGAGATGCACACCCAGGTCAGTCCGCCATCGGTCGTAGTCGCGCCCAGCGTCGTTCCCCAGGTTGGCTGGGTTACGCCACTCGTGCCGCCTATTCCGTTGAAGAGCCACTGCAGGTTATTGTTCGAGTCGATCAGGCACGATCCGGTCACGCCGGCGTTGGCGGCGTCGGCTTGCCACACGCCCGGCTGTCCAAGGTTGTACCAGGTCAGTCCTCCATCCTTGGTTACAGCATTCGCGCCTCCTGGCGTCGCGATCCCTGTAGCTACCGGAGACAGTGGCGTGCTGTCCCAATAGCCGGGCGCGGGGTCTACATCTCCGCCAGCCACCATCTCGTAGTACCATCCCGGGGGCACCGAGAAACTGAATCCCAGCTGGCCATTGCTCCCTGTGCCGGCCTTGTCGGTCGCCGTGAACGTCGTGCCCCATGTGTTGATGGTGGGAGGATTCGTGGGGCCGATCAGCAGTTGAAACCACGCGATGCCCCCGCCTGCCGCGACATTTCCGAATCCACTATGCAGAGCAACATTCGCGCTGGTGTTCTGATAGATCGTGCCGAAACTGTTGCCCAGCGGCGTCGGGGTTCCCGTAAGGTTGGTTGCCACCAGCTGCGCGGCTGCGGGCGCGGTGCTCCACTGTGGATAGATCGGACCGCTCCGGTTGGTTCCCGTTGTCGAGGCGACCACTTCGATGTTGCCGTTTGAGTCGAGCAGGCTGGTGTACTGCGGAAAGGCCGTGTTGGGCTGCCAGAATCGCCCCGTTACCGGCGTCAGCGTGGGCGGCACTAATGGCGCGGCCAGCCCTGTATTCTCGACTGCGGAGCCATAGCACTTCCATTGCTGGCCGCTGTCCTGGGTTACATGCAGACGGGTTGCATCGAACGCGGGCGAGCTGCTGCCGGTGGTTCCATTCCCGGTTGTTGCAGATCCGGTGTCCGGCGTATAGTCCTGCGCAGTTCCGCTGGTGAACGTCACCTGGAAGATGCCCAGCGTGGAACTCAGCACATTGTCCACTGGCAGCGTCTGTCCGTTCAACACCGTATCCGTGGTCAATCCGGAGAATGTCACCTGGACACCGACGAGGTTTGCGAAGTTGATAGGGACCTGCGCGGGATTGACATACAACAGGTGTTGCCACGAAGATCCGCTGCCCGAGACGGCCGACGCCACGATCGGCACCGTGATCCCGCCCAGCGCCATATAGAGAGTGCCTGGCTCCGCGCCCTGATTGATGAGCGTTCCCGGAGTCACTGGCTTACTCGCCTGCCATCCACCGGGAAACAGCCATTTCTTCTGATCGACTCCGTTCCCCATATAGAACTGCGCATTGGGCAGTCCAAACATCCGATTCACGCCAGCGCCGGCGCTTTTGGTGAACAGGGAAGATTTTTGTCCGGGAGTTGCGTCGTACAGCGTTCCATCGGTTCCATCTTCCAGCAGGCGTATTACTTCGACGCCATTACGCAGCGTCTTCCATGAGTAAAAGCTCTCGGCGGGTGGAAAGACGAGTTCATTGAAGACGATGGAACCGGGGCTGCGCTTGTCCGTGAGGTCCACGCTGATCTCGCGGTTGATGCCATCAAGGATCGAATCGAAGCGGCTGCCGGAATAGAACTTTGCGGCAAGATATGGAACGGCGGCATCCCGATAGGGGCTGCGCTGTGTCCACAGCCCGGTCATCTGGCGCGCACCCATGCTCAGCGCGGCGTACTTGGTCGGGTTACTCACCGCTCCGGCGGCTGCAATCGGTCCCGCCATCTATCGCGTCCTTCCCGCTCCGCCGTTCTTGGACAGATCCTGGCTACGCTGCACCGTTCGCGTCGTGTTCATAAACTGGTTGTAGAACATATCCTTCGCCTGCGCGTCGAGACCGTCCTGCGTTGCAAGACACTGTGCAATCCACTCCGATCGCCAGATGGAAAAACGTGAATCATTCACAAGCAACGCGCCCTCGCTCAACATCCCCTTATTGAATAAGTAACCGAAGTAGTCACTTAATGGAGAGAACGTATCACCGGGGTTTGTGATGAGCGGTGCGGCATTCTGGAAGTCAAGAAATGCGGTATAAGCGCCATCGGGCACAGAGTTAACGCGAAAGGTGATGTTGCCCTGGTTGTCGTCGTACTGCGCTGCTATCAGGGTGGGCTGCCTCTGGTAGCTCACTTTTGCCAGCGCAGTCGCTCCGTTCAATTCGAGGATGTTGCCGGTGGAGTCTGCCAGCCATTGCGTCTCGATAAATCCCAGCGTCGGCACGGATTCGATATAGTCGGTGCCTCCCGCTGTATTGATGGCGAAGGCCAGATTGGTGCGGTTCTGTCTCCAGACGAAAGGCGGTCCCAACATCGTGCCCAGCACAGTGTTCGCCATCGTCACGCCGGGTTCCATATTGTTTACATTCAGGCGCTGGTTGTCGATCAGCGACTGAACATAGGTCATCGAATTCTGAATGCTTAGATTCACGTTCAATTCCACCCATAGGGGTTATCCGCTGTGCGTGGGGCGCTCGATCCCCACTTTGGCTCGACTACACTCTGCGCCGGCAGCAACGCATACACATTCAGTTCGCGGTCACCCTGCTTCTTGGGTTCTTTCATCCATCTTGGTTCTCCATCCTTGTCTCGTTCCGTCAGTGCTTCTCCGCGCTTTACATCGTTGGGATTTGGACTATTCAGCAGACACTGAGCCTGCAGCCCGCGAAAGAAAAATCGGCTAAAACTGTCGGGAATCGGATCGAGCATCTGTTGCATGGTGGTGAAGCGCGGCGGGTCGAGCTGGTAGTAGGGGCGGATCTCCAGCGTGGGGCCCGCAGCGGACGGCAGCCGGTCGATGCGGAATCCCTGGGAGGTGGGACTCACACAGGTCCACGTCACGGTGCCGTCGTCAATCGTCGTGCCTTCCACCGAATTTGCAGGCAATACCGGAGCAACGCTCCCGGTGGTGCCAAATACGGTGACGATCAGAATGTTTCCGTTCGCATCCCGCATATTCAGGATCGGGTTCTGGCCGCCAGGTGCGCTCGTGCCCAGCAGTGGATAGATCACGACATCCGCGCCTGGCCAGATTGCGATCTCCAGCTCGTTGTTGGACATCCAGCACAGGTTTTGCGGCCACCACCGGCTTAGGTTGGTGCGGCTCAGGCCTCGCCGCCACTTTATGTTGTCCATCGGCTTCGGGATGTAGGTATTGTTCACGTCGATCACGTCGCCATCTTCGCCCCAACCGATCGGGCCGGCCGTCTGCGCGAGCTGGGGATAGTCCTGCTGGAAGCTGTTGGTGTAGAACGGCGCGGCATAGGCGCGGTTCCACTTCTGGTTGTAACGTTCGCAGACGATATCCGCCATCACTTCGCTGGCGCACTCTAGGGCGAGTTGGTCGCCATAGCCGCTGGGTCCTCCCCTGGGATCGGGAATACCCTTAGCGGCAATGACGTTGAAGACGTTGCGCAGCATGATGGTGGAGTTACCCACGTCTTAGACCTCTTCACCTTCTTGGGGTTCAGGATCTTCTTGCGTATCGGCATCCAGATGAATGCCATGCGTCCGCAATTTGGCTCCGAGAAACAAAAGGCCCTTCTCAATCCGTTCCACGCGCTGCTCAAGCGTGAGCGGTGCAGCCTTCTTTCCCTTCCTCGTCGCCGGCTCTTTTTCTTTGGTCCAGGGTTGCGGCATATCGGCGGTCGTCGATTGCCTCTTCTCTACGGCTTTATCCTTCTGTGCGGCCTGTTTCTTTGTCGTCATCGTGCCTCCTTAGGCTTCGTACATCACCGTGGCCGAACGCAGTTGTGCGCTGGGTACTGCGGCGCTGGCTGCGATGGTCACGCCCAGCGTGGTCGCTGCGGTAAGGTTCACCGCTGCCGACACTGCGGTATTCGTATCCAGGTAACTTGCTATGGCGCTGGCGGCGGCGGTTCCAATGTTGGCGTCCACCTTTCCGTGACTCTCCAGCGTGGCCGTCGCACCCAGCGTTACAACGGTGGTCTCGAACTCGAAATGAATGGGGAGGTTTGCGCTCGCCGCCGTGTTGGTGGCAGCCGTGGTGATGGTGCATAGCGTCACGCCGCCCAGCGTCATCGCAAAGCTGATCGTCGCTACGTTCGCCGCCGTTGTCGAGTAGATGAGAACTCCCTTCACTCGCAGCTTGCGTCCGGTGACATTCAGCGCGCCGGCGACGAATGCGAAGCTCAGCAGCGTTTGCGCGGTTGTGATGGCTGTAAGCGCAGTCTGCGCAGATAACACTAGAGGCGCTCCCATTGCGACCATCAGTTTGCGATTGTTGGCCGCGCCGCTCACATACAGCACGCCGTTTGTTTGGTCGAGCACCAGCGCCTTCTGATCGTAGGCATTCACTCCGCTGGCACTCGGTGGTCCGTAGCTTACGCGATCTGCACCCATTGTTTTCCTTCTCTCTGCCTCGCTCGCGCGACGCGAATCATCTGACATTGCTGGTTAAAATTTAACGACCTACTAAAAACTTCACGCGACAGCTTGCGGATAGAAGTCGCTCGGCCGACGCCGATAGACTGGCATCCCCTTGTGGTCCTTGACCTCGAAGGTATTGCCGCAATCCATCGTGCTCGAATACTCGTCCGACTTCGACTCTTCGCTCTTCTCCAGCAGCTCATCGAATGCCTTGGTATCTGCCTTCCACTTCGCTACTCGCGCCTTCGCCTGCTCCGCGTTCTCCATCTTGCCGGTGCGGAAGTTTTTCTGCGGCTCGGGATTCTGATCGTAGGGATGCGGGCTGAAGACGGCCAGCCGGCAGATCGCACAGTGGATCAGGATGGTGAAGCCGTCCATCATCCGCACCTTCTTGAGCGTGGTGTCGCCCTTGCCCTTGTAGATGTTCTTGGGGCTGGCTCCCTGCCGGTGAGAACACTTCCTCGCAACCGCCGCGCGTCCGCGCATCTTGCTGGCCAGTTCACTCTGACGTTGCGCGTTCTGTAAGGACTTCGACCGCTCGGCTGCCTCGAACTTTTCGAGTTGGCGCTGGGCGATCTTCATATTCATCTCAGCCGTCTTCAGCTGGATATCTTCGAGCTGCTGCGCCATCGTTTTTTCTGCCATACCATCCTCCTCGGGCGGTGCAAGAGACACGCTCCGCAGAGCACCGTTGTCCACAACGCTTTTTTTAGATTTCTTTGCCATGTTTTTCCTTCACCCCGGATGCTTCCTTAGCCATCCGGGGCTGCCACTAGTTGCTCTGTTGGATAAATGTGCTGCTCTATTTATGTCGTCATCGGAACGGCGATCGCGATCCGCATACGGCTGGTGACGTCGGGCGGTGGCCCGATGCCCAGCACGCAGTTGTATCCGGTTCCCGCCTGGATGAGCTGGTTGGCGTCATAGGCGGTCCGGGCTGTGAACTTCTCAGCCCACAGGTCCAGATTCTGCCATTTGTGGCCGGGTTTGGTCAGTTTTCCGTGCGGAAACTGAATGAAGACCATGCCGTCCATGCCCGCGAGATAGGTGCTGATCCCGGTCTCGCCGGAACTCTGCCAGTTCGCCGTCTGGGTCTGGTTGGTGCTCTTTCTCCAGTGGCAGCCGAACAACTCCAGCGTGCGCACCGGAGCCTCGCCGTCGTCGCCATCCAGCGGCTCCAGCTTCAACTGTCCCGCGTCGGTGTGTTTCCAGATATCGACGATGGAGTTATTGGAATCGTCGAGCATCAGGTCCGAGACAAAGAACGGATGAATGCTTCCGTTGTAGAAGCCGTCCTTCATCTGCGGCACCTCGGCACCTTCGAGCGAACCCGGCATCTGCTCGATGATGTTCTTGGTGAACGCATAGGGGCTGCTGGTGGCGTCCTGGTTGGCCGTCCGCGTGTCCATCGTGCGCAGATAGTCCATCTGGTACATGATCAGGTCGTCGATCGTCAGCGCGAGCTGGTAGGCCATGATGCGCCTGTTCTCTACCAGGTCATCCGAGATCGAGGTCAAGGCGGCGAAGTCGGAGATGGTATTGAAATTCGCCCATTGCCCGACGACGATATCCTTGAAATTGACGTTGATCTGCTCTGGCGGCCCAGGCGTACCCTCGGTCTGCTGCGTGATGTCCGGTCCCAGCGGGATCGACATGAAGTTTCGCCAGGTCTGCCCGCTCTTCTCGGGTAGATCCATATGCGTACACATCAGCAGCTTGTTGGTCTTGGCATACAACCATTGCATGAAGACGCGGTTGTAATAGACCGTCAGACGCGCCTGCGGCATGTTCGCAGAGGTCTGAGCGGCTGCCGTTGCTCCACCCTCCCCTACTACCGCTGAATGCGCTGACTGCGCGCCCATTGCCATCGCCGTGGCTCCGGTCGCCATCAGCGCCGCCGCACAAGCGATCAGCAGCTGCAGCAAAGGCCACAGGATGTACTTAAACAAAAATGCAGCGATCCCGTCCTGAGTCCCGGTTCGCATCCCGATTGGGCGGAACTGCCTGCTGGTTCCGCTCACCCATTGCTTCTTTCGCTTCCACATCCGATACGTCATGGTCTGACGCATGTTGCGCTCCCTCAGCTTCAGGCCATCGCCTTCGCTGTCGGGTAGTAGAACTCACAGGCATCCGCGTAGTCCTTGTCACCGCTGCGAATCAGCGCCTCGGCTTTGGTCAGGCTCATCCTGTCGATCTGCTCCCGCGTGTATTTGAGTGTCCTTGTCTGGACGGTCTGGGGGGCGCGGAAGTTGGTGCTTCGCGTTCCTGTCCCAGGGCGTCCGCCTCGGCTCGTCTCTTCACGCTGGACCTGATTCTCTTCAGGAAACGCTGTGACGTTCGGTGCTACTCCACCGGGATCTTCAACTAAATCCCCGGCTTCCAACATCTGGTGAAAGCACTGCGTCATCATCTCTTTCGAGATAAGGGCGACATCGCCATTCACCATCCTTCCCAACTGCGTCGCCAACAGCGATCGATTCGGCTTGCAGTTGTAAAATTCTGAGTGTTCGCTTACCCACTCATCGGCCCGCGTCTTGAAAGCATCCATCGCCATCTGGCGAAGGTCCATGCCGGTCGCGTCCTGTACCAACTTGGTTACTGCTTCTGCTGATTTCGCCGGGTTCTGCAGGTCGGTGGTTGCCTGCATGGTCTCGTCGGCGGTCATACGCTTGCGTGGTGCGATGGGAGAGGGAGTGGTCGTAGTGCTGGGAGTGGGAGTTTCAGCGCGTCGCGCCAGGGCGCGCTGTGCGTGCATATTGTTCAGCGCGATCTTGTCGTTCACTTCATCTTGGGTCTTGCCGTAGTAGTAGATCGGGTTGGTGCCGTCCTCCATGTCTAGTACCCGGCAGAAAGTGCCAGACTCGACAGGTTTACCGTTTGGGCGTGTCGTTACCCATTCCATCCTCATTGTTCGTTCTCCAACTCTGCCAGTTCCCCGTTTACAGCCAATTCCAGTTCCTCAATGACACGACGAAATATTTTCACATACGCCCAGGCAATGGCGACTTCATCCCGGTTGGTAAGTGGATCGTCCTGACTAAGAGAAATAGCACGTTTCTGGTGAAAATGAATAGACTTTTCAGCGATGCGGAGATACAACTTCTGTCCCGGCATCTCCCAGAACTCCTTCAGATCCAGCCGTTCCGGCCGGCTCAGTTCGCGTTCGGGATCGTCGTACGCTCTCCGCTCCGCCGGCGCAGGCCTCGGCGTCATCTCCGGGTCTCGTCCGTTGCGTAGCGCGGCCAGCTCCGGGGTCAATGGCTCCCCGCGTAAAAACTTCTCGTGTGCGGTTAGGTTAGACGCCATTCTGCAGCTCCCCCATGTCCGTGTTGCGCTCTAAACGGCCTTCGGCTTCCTCGAACTCCTGCGAACCCTCCAGCCGTTCTGCAACTTTGTCTGCGGCTGCCTTCACCACGGCGACTTGAGTATCGACCTTCCCTTTGGCATCGATGGCCTGCAGCTTGTTTTGTCCGCGTACTTGCTCGATCGCCGCTGCGCTCTGCGTTCTCTGAGCGGCCGGGTTCAATGCCTTCACCTGTTCCATCTCTTCCGGCGTGAGGTCCACGATGATGTCCTCCGCGCCCTGCAGCTCGCTCACGCGCATAAAGATCTTCTCGATCGCGGCAAAGTTGATCGTCTTCCCTTTCTGGTGCATAAATTCCATCAGTTGCGGCTGCTGCATCAGCTGCAGCATGAAGGGAATCAGTTGCTGGATGGAGGCCTTCGCGGCCAGCTTCTGTCCCGCCAGGATCTTGATGTTGAACTCCGCGCAAACCAGCTTCTCCGGATCGATCTTATCGATGATCGTGTCGGCGTATTTCTTGCTGAGAATTCTGCGGATCTCGGCGATCGGCATCTTGGTTTGCACAATCCACCACAGAAAGCGGTACCAGCGCACCAACACGCCCTCGATATGAGAGATAGGCGTCGCCACGTTGTCGTCGGCCTTGTTTCCCAGCCGATTGACGCCGGTGGCCGTCTTCAGGGCGGTGGATCCGGGTCCGGTGTTGCCCTGCATGGTGGTCGCGTTCGCGCCTACCAGGTCCTCGCCGCCTTCCTTGCCCAGCTCGTAAATCTTCCACGCCTCGGGGGGTATCTCGGGCTTCGGGACATAGGCGAGAGCTTTTCTGATGTCGCCGCCGCCGGGCACGTTGACTCCCCATAGAGTGCCTAGCCCCATCACCACGTTCTGCGTCGGCTCGTTGCCGCTTGAGCTGTCATACATCAGCGGAGCGTTCGTCCAGTAGCCGATCATCTTCAGTACTTCGTTCAGCACGCCCTGGTCCATGCGCTGATCGCCCGCGTTCAACCGACCGATGCCCATGCCGTAGCCGCTGTTGTCGATGTTCCACCAATTCGCGGTGACACCAAGCGCGAAGTCCTGCAGGTCATGCGGCCCATTCCGTATCGTCTTGCGCCGGCCCTGATAGCACAGCACTTCGATGATGTTCTCTTTGGTCGAATACTTGAGACGCATCAATGGCCGCAGGGTCGGATCCACATTAGTCTGCTCGTGCTCGCCCTGGGCATGGAAGACGACGGCCGAGTTGGAGTTCATGCTGTCGGAAGTTGTTGAGGCCGGCGCGGCATCGCCCAAGGGATTCTCAAAAAAGAATTTCTTCAGGTCCTCGTCGTCGGGAATGTCCTTGTAGCAGTCCATTTCGCGGAGCTGCTGCAGGTCCTGCAGGTTCGGGTAATCGACATCGATCTTTCCGTGCGCGCTCATCTCCGGTCGGTTCGGTGTGCGCCACGCCGGATCGTAGAGCGTCGTTCCTAGTTTTCGGTATTCAAAGTAAGGCCAGGTCTCCGTCACCCTGCTGGTCACAGGTTCAAACTCATCGCTCTCCCAGGTATTGACGATCCTCGGCGGTCCTACCGGCATCTGGATCTGTTCGGGCTGCTTTTTGCGTTTGCGCGTCGTATACACGCATTCCTTCTCTTCATACCCCATGTCGCCGATCCCGGTTCCCTGAAGTACCAGGCAGTCGATCAGCAGTCCCATGTTGTATTCGAGGTCCGCGCGTTCGCTCAGCGTGTTGAAGATCTCGGTGATGGCATCGACATAAATCTCCTGGTCGTCGTCGTCGGCCAGCGGTCCACGCGGTTCCAGTAGAAACGGAGTCGGATCGGCAAAGACGCCTCGTTTGATCTGTGTCGCCATCGTGTTCGAGTTCTTGGCCACATTGAACCGCGAAATGCGCGCCGTTCCGCCGTTACTTCCGCGCCAATTGCTGTCGAAGTTAGGGCTTTGCTTGAGGTAATCGATGTACTGCCATTCAGCGAGCCACGCATTCTCGTCCAGCCATCCAACCCACGCCTGGTAGTTCTCCCACACGATCGTCGCCGCCGCGTCGTCGTCGTATGCGGTCTCTGTCGCGCCGTCTTCCCCCAGCTCGGCCTGCGACTGCGCTATGCGCGGGGTCATCTCATTGCCTAGCGGCATTCCATCGCCGCCAGCTCTCGCCGCTACGTCGTCACTCTCGCGCGGGATATCCAGTTCTTCAGCCATCCAACCCTCCCGGCATCGGCGGTAGTCTATACGTCGTCGCTTCCTGCATCGCCTGCTGGTGTGCCATCGCCTTTTTCTTTACCTGGTCATCCACGATTGGCGTACCCTGAAGATTCAGGAGCCAGTTCAACGTAGCATCGTCCTTACGGCTCCGCTGGTATTCTGCTTCATCATCTTCCAGTGCGGCGCGCATCTGTGACATTGGCACCAGGTTCCCAAGCTTCGACACGCACTCGATGATGCCGTTCTCTTCGATCAGGCCAAAGTAGACAAACTGCTTCTTACATTCGCTGCCTTTGGTCATGCCCCGCGCGAAGATAATCCGTCCTACTTTGAGCAACGGTTCCATCTGTTTAATCGAGCTGTTGCGCAGGTTTTCATTGTCTTCAAAGTCGCTCCACTGAATACGCAGGCTGACATTCTTTCTTGCGGCCTCATTCCGAATATGCGGTGTAAAAGCATCGCATCCGGGTGTATTCAGAATCATCATTCCATCGGCCTGCAGCTCGCGGTGAATCTTGACCATCCTCTCGGCCTGATGGCTGGGCGTGCCGCCGATCTGCCAGCAGTCGATCACGTACACCTTGCCGTCGATGATCCGCGCCGCCGCACCTTCCATCAGTTTGCTCGTCGCCGGCTTGCTGCCATACTGCAGACGCCAGCACACAAACGTCTCGCCACCATAGGGCGGGATGCGCTCGATGTCAGCCTCGCACGTTCCATACAGTTTCTCGTCGAAGATCGGCGTATGGCCACCCTGGGGGTCATTCTGCTGCTGACACATGAAAGTTTCGTAGTTCTCATAAAACATTCCACGCAACCGCTTGTACGTCATGCCTGGCAAATCGGAGAATGGCAAGATCACTTCATCTTCTGGAGGGAACTCCCCGAGCAAAAGCCGCGATCCGTCCTTGCGCTCGATCGAGTGGCGAATCAAAACATCCCACTCGTCGGGGTCCATATCCGCGAGTCTGACACCGTAGAGATCGAAAGGGTGGTAGCGTGTGCCGACGAGATATAGGTAACCGCCTGGGACGAGGGTGTTTTTGTTGGTGTCGAAGGTCTCGATGACACCCTGCCGCGCGTCCTGCGTCGCGCGGATACCGCTGTTCTTCGTGGCCACCATGTCATCGCAGTTAAGCAGCCACGGATGCCAACCGGATTGTTCCGTCTGCGGCGATGTATATGCGATCGTATCGTCTAGCGCGTTTGTATCGTGAGTGGGAACATTCCACGAATCGGCAAAGTTGAGTGGTTCTTTATTCACCACCAACTCGGGGAAGCAAAGCTGGAAGCGCGTCGGCTTCTCATACTTGGGGCAGTAGAAGTAATTGCCAATGCCTTTGGATATCTTCTTCGCGAGCGGTTGTGTGGCCGTCTGATTCAGCAGGGTGATGAACTTCGGGAACCCCGCAATCCACTGCACCTTATCCACGCGGTTCCATGTGGTCTTGTAGGTGAAGCGTGGATCGAAGTGCATGAGCTTCTTTTTCTGGCGCTGCTCCTCGATCGACAGCAAAGGATTTTTCCTGCCATAGAGATCGGCGACTGGCTTATGCAGGATCGGATGGAACTCCCATCCCAACATACGACCTGCGAAGAATGGATCGGTAATGAAGCGATGCCGCAAATCTTCGCGATAGGCGGCATCCTGGACAATGCGTTCGTTGTCGTCTGGTTCAATCATGGCGTGGCTACTGTCCCGGCATCACTCCGCCACCCGCTGATGCATCCGGCGCCGCGCCACCCGGAGCTGCTGACGCATCGGGCGCTGCACCCGCGTCAGGCGGCGGTTCATTCATCCCGAACTGTTCCGCCGCGTGGTCGCCGGCCTCGTCTGCAGTCATGCTGACGGCGGTGTTTTTCCGCTCGGGTTCGGTCTCGGCGTCTCCGCGCTTCTTTTTGTACGTCTGATGATGAACGTAATGCCCGTCTTCGGTCTCTTCAATCGTGTGCTTGTGAAGGTGTTTTCGCTCGGGCTTTTTTTCTTTCTCTTTTTTTTCTTCGGCCATACTTCCCTCCTTTAGGGTTGGTTGGATCGCCAGGACTCGAACCTGGACGCCACACTTTCTACCGGGATATCACTCGGTAGGTTTGTGCGACACAGCCTCTCCGGCTGCGCGTCTACCATTTCGCCACAATCCAAATCAATCTCTAGCCGACGCTGAACTTCTGAATGTTCACTGTCGTCAGTGCCCCACCAGTGGCTCCGCTGGATGCGAAGGTGAGGGTAAAGCCTGGGAGATTCGCTACGGTCGGAGGGTTCGCGGACGGATTGCCCTGGTTGAGAAATCCGCTGGGGAAGTTGGAGAGGGTTACCGCTGCCACAATGATTTTGTTGACGTAGAAGTCGATTTTACCGACCAGTAGTCCGCTCACTGAATCGAAGATGAGTTGCGCATGTGCAAACCATGCCGCGATCGCGGTGTTCTGCGTGATCGCGCCGCTGCTGCCCAGCAATGTATTGCTGGCGATGGTATCGCTGACCCCCTCGTACACGTCGATGGTCACAGTTCCGCTAGCCCTGGTCTGTATGTAGCCGGAAGCATAGAGGTCAAACACGGTCTGTTCAAGCTGCGTGTCGGGCGGGATCTGGATCGCGAGGGGAACAGCAGCATTTGGCGCGCTGGGTGCAATCGTCTGGGTGGCTGCTGCCAGCGTGAACTGAACCGGCAATATGCCGGCCAGCGTCTGGGTCTGCGTCGCCTGCTGGTTGAGGGGGATTTGGTTCGCTACGCTGGCCGCTCCTGAATTAGGGCCATAGGGACGATCTGACAGAGCCATACTTACTCTCCTGGGGGGGCTGCATGTTATTGCACATTCTCGGCAAGTCTACTCTCGCCGCGATTTTCGTCCAGCAGTTTATCTTTTCGGGGCGTCCTGCGGAGTGCCTTGCGGCTTACGATTGCTGTAAACCCGTCCTCGAAACGCACCTGCACGTTGCCGATGGTATTTCTAACCCCGATAATCTCACACCGCTTGCCCTGGCGGTCGAAGCGGTTCCAGCGCAGCACATGCGGGAATGGATCTGTATCTGTTGGCAGTGGCCTCATGTCTGTGCAACCTCCAGTTCTCTCAGATCCCCCAAAAGTCGTAGAAGCTCACCTGGCGTTGTGATGGTAGCCGGATCTTCAGAGCAGTTCACGAACTCCTGCGGCTCCTCGGTGTTTCGCATGTAGGCAATCAGAATATCGACGAGTGCCATTTGCTGGCTCCTGGTCAATCTCACAACCACATTAACGCTCATAGTCACCTATCGCATCGCGCAGCTCGCGAAGCAAACTAACGCTAACTTCGATCACTTCCGTGTCGGCGATGTCATCAAATTTTTCGCCTGCGCGCAATGACTCCTGCGCTTCGTTGCTCACCTCCAGAGCTGCCCGATAAAGTCGGGTCGCGGCCTCCACCGAAAATTTCTGCTCGAACTTGCGGAATCGTTTGTATGCCTCGCGTTCCTCTGGCGTGCTTGGGCGGCGGCAGTATCGACAGTCTTTTTTGTCCGTGATGGCTTGCAGTTGAGCACGGCGCAGCTTCGCGTGTTCTTTCGTGCATGTGATAGCGCCGCGCATCAGTCGATCTTTTGGAACTTCGTCTTTACAAATAACGCAGTGGGTTTTGATGTCGTCGTAAGTTTTTCTAGCCATTTTTCCCTTCCCTGTGAAACATGTCTCGCATTCGTTCGGCCAGCGTTCGCCGCTGTTGACATATCGAAGCGATGATGAGTGTTCCGGCCTTATCTCGATATCGATCTTCTACCTCGATATGCCATTTCCTCACTCGCGCGTCGGAGTGAATGATTACAGCGTTGACCAGGCTGTCTGCGATGCACTTCCAATTGTTATCTCCGTCGCCGCGCTCGCCTTTTCCTAAAAACACTGTCACGGTCAACGCATAACGGATATTGTTTTTTTCTTTCGCGGTAAGTGGTACTAGAGTTTGACCGCGCGCAAAGATCGCAATCGCATCCCTAAAGGCCTTCGCTTCGGGGGTTAGCGCAAAGCTCAGTCTGGGGCCGTTGCTGGTGCGTAAAGTAATTGGCTTTTTGTAGTGATTAACAGATGGCGGCGTGAATGGTATTTCTAATATGATGGATTTGACACATACCATTTTCATGCCCATATAATACAGGCATGACGACGAAGAGAAAAGCTAAAAGGAAAAAGATGGCCACGAAGGGTAGACCGAAAGGTAAAAGCCCCTCATATGTAGAGATGGGATTACGTGCAACTCCTGAGGAATGTGGGTTGATTCAAAGAGCGACCGAGGCCGAGGCCGCGCGGCTTCATGTCGTCGCGTCTCGCAATAACTTCTGTCTGCGTGCTTCTTTGGCGGCAGCGAAAAGAGAATTGGGCATAGTCGATGAACCCAACGGTTCTAACGAGGTTTAGTGTGTTCCCTGCGCGGCCTCTCTGTCTTCGAGGTCCGCAAACATCCGTTTTAAATCCTCCGCTTCTTCATTGACTGCGTTCGTTTTGATTGGTTCATATTGGTGGGCGAACTCTTCCAGGTCGTCGTCGAGTATTCGCGCCAACATGAACAGGTTTGTTACCAGCTCCTCCATCGTTTCAAAATCAATTTGAAGGTGGCCGCGCTCGACGCGCAGCGAGTCCGGCATTCCTGCCAGGCTAACTGGCGATGTGTCGCGGCGCACCATGCTCCGCACTGAGCGGCGAGATGGCGCTTTTTTTTCCGCTCTTAGCCGGCGCATCAAGGTAGTTACGTCGTCGGTCTCTGACACCTTATCCAGAAACGCCAACAAGCCCTCGCGCTCGGCCAAGTAGCCGGTATTCACCTTCAAGGTGGGCACGATCTCCAGCAACCTCGACGCCGCGCCCTGCTGGATCTGGAATAGGACCTCCAACTCCGTGCGCGTGTAATGCGACCTCACCGAATTGTCCACCGATCGCCGGATCTCATGCAGCCGTGGGAGCCATGTAATCGGTCGCGCCATCGTTCAAAGTCCCTTCCCTGGGCTAAGTTGCTATCGTTCTCAGATGCCGGGGGATTATTACAAGCTCTCACCATAACCCCAAAATAGGCAATTTCTCGGCTTTTGTAGAAGTGTATTACACGGTGTAATCTCCGGTGTAGAGATTACAGTAAGCTATACGGTAGAACCTCTGTATGCACTACCGTAATCCCTACGGTGTGGCATATCGTAATCTCATGCCAATCATTGTTGCCATTGCGAACCAAAAAGGCGGCTGCGGAAAGACCACCACCACCATGAACCTCGCCGGCGGCCTCTCCCGCGCCAAGTATTCCGTACTGGTCGTCGATGCCGATCCGCAAGCCAGTTCGACCGTTTGGAGCCTGGCACAAGGGCAGGGAAGGCTGCCGTTTGATGTCAGGCCGGCTCGCCAACTCAAATGGCGCTTCTCGGCCCTCCAGGAGGCCGAGGAGGAGATTGTTCTGGTCGACTGTCCTCCTGGCATCACCGACCCGAACGACGAGGCCGCCAGGTTCACCAGGGCGGTACTCCGTGGGGTCGACGCAATCCTGGTGCCGCTCCGTCACACGACGCTCGATTTCTCAGCGGCGGCCAGCTTCGTGCTCTACCTGATGCGCGAGAAGATGCCAGAAACTAAGGTCGCCGTTCTCATCAACGCCCGCAAGAATACCCTCCTCGGTCGTCAGTCGCTGGACAAGGCTGCGGTCCTGTTCTCGCCGATCGAGGGTACTGTCGTCCTCAACACCACCATCGGCGATCGCGCTCCGATTGCGGAAGTGTCCGGGTCCGGTGAAACCATCTTTGACTATGCTCCCAGCCATACAGCGGCGAAAGAGTACGTCGAACTAACTAAGGAGATCCTGTCATGGCTCAGAAACGTGCCCCCCTCGCCGCATACGCTCTCGAAAGCCTCCACGCTGACATTGCCCCCATCCGAGATCACCGAACGCCTGTAGAGGCTCCTAGCGAGTTTCCGATCGTATTGCCAGTTGGTGAACCGGATACCCCTGGCGCGACCATTCTTGAGAGTTTTGCATCGCTTCGGCCTGGCGCGAAGCGCGAACGCATGGTGCCGTATCCCATTCGATTGCCTGTAGCCCAGATTGCCCGACTTGAGCAGTTGAAGCGCGATCGTGGCGTTATCCCTGCTGAGTTCATCCGCGACGCGGTGGCGGGCTGTCTGGCGCTGCTGCCGGACTAAAAAAGGGGTGCTCGCCTGGCGAGTGAGCACCCCAATCTGCCTTTGGTTCCTCTCATCGTTGGGAGAGCTTTTTTACTGAACTTTTGTTTGTTCCCGATCGAAGCGCATCTTCCGCAGCTCTGTCCTGATGTCTTGAAGCGTGCGCAGTAGATCAAATGCGATGATGACGGCCACGAACCATCCAACAATCTTGAGTATGACGATCACGAGGCTCATCTAGCCGAGGTCCACCTTTACGCGCGGCGCGATCGCTGGCCGGCTGACGCGGATCTCCAGACCGCCGCCCTGGGGAGGGTAACCAAACTTGAGTCCTGGGTGGGCTAACTTCACCTTGCGCATTGCGCCCTTGATTTTTTTCTTGAGGTTGCCCTGGTCTGCGTATTCGCAGCCGAGCTGTTGGCCCAGCAGTCTCCATGTGATGAAGTGCTTGGTTTTCCCTCTCTGCTTGAGGTTTGCGCCGATGTAGTTGCAAAAAAGATATAAATCCAGCGCCAGCGGCGACTTTCGCAATATGCCGATTGCACGCATATCAAACGGAATCGCGCTCTCCATAATCGCGGCGAAGAAGGTAGGGCTAAGGTCGATGTAACTGGCGAACAGTGCGCGTTTTCCAGGCGTCCACCATCCGATCTGGCTTTCCTCAACGATCGGTTGCTGGCGCGTGAATTCCATCTCGGCGTGTTGCAGCTTTTCTCCGTCCCAGGCGGTGTCGCGGTATCGGGTCCGATAGCTGATGTGCGACATGATGAGACGAGCGAATTGGTCTTTTACTCGCGCCGTGTCGCTTCGTTTTCCGCCCTTCGTTGTGTCCAGCCCCAACTCATGCGAGAAGTCAGCTAGGCGGCCTCCGAGATGAAGCCGCCGCACCCCTGTACGCTTAGCCTCGGTGACTATCCAGATGAGAATCAGGCGCGGCAAAATGCCATAGGGATACCCCACTGAACAGTCGTTTTTTTCATCCCATCCGGGTTGAATGACGAGTGTGTAATCACCGTTCTTACGCTTCCATACCGGCACTTTACCCGGATCTTTATGGGGCAACGTGCATTGCACCAAAAAGCGCGCAAGGAAGGCGGTTTTTCCCAGCGGATCGCCCTTGATTTCTTCCGATCCCTGGATAAGTTTTAGGTCCGCTTTGGTTGGTTCTGGGGTGGCTGCGGCGGTCCCGATTTGCTCTTTCAGGCCCGTTACATCTGCGATCTCAGCGATGGAATTGGGAAGGTCGTTCATAAGTCCTTATGACTAGCCACGTTACACCGTTTACCCATTTTGTCCACATATTTTTGGTACAACCTTTGGTTCACATACAAAAAGCGAATTAATTTTATCCACACCGCGCTGTGGGTCTAAAAAGTTTTCCACGCTGAAACGGTACCCCCCCCCTTCGGCGCAGAGAAAGCGAATTAATTTTACCGCTGAAACGGTACCCCCCCTTTCAAAAATGTTCTTTATTGGTAGGCATTTTTACATCATTTCACCATTTCAATGATTCGCTTTTTCATCACCACTTTCTTACAAAATTGGTTTTTAAGTGACCGCTGAAACGGTACCCCCTTTTACCGCTGAAACGGTACCCCCCAAATACCATGTAGTAGAGGCATGTAGTTAAGTACCATGTAGTAAGGCGGGGTCGGCATTCGGTGGAAAATGTGCAAAACCCTGCTCTCGCGCTCCGCGCACCCTCCAGGCGAATTCATCACCCTAGCCTTCCCTTTCCCTCCATCCACTTCTTCGGCGCGTTGGAACATGGTTCCACAACGTATATTCAGCCCTCCATAGAGGGGCTGTTGCAGCCTCTAAAGGGAAGGCAAAAACGCTAAAGAGCGGGGGATCGGGATCGTCGACGGATAAGGGAGTGGGTAAAACATTGTT